ATGGCAAGTTGAAGTCCCTGAGAAACAAGCTGAACACGTAGGAGCCCTAGCAGTTAGATGCATAGAACAAGCATCTACAGAGTACAACCTACGATGCCCACTTACCGGTGAGTACAAGATAGGAGATAGTTGGAATGAAACCCACTAAAGAAAACAGAAAGAAGTTTGACCTAGATTTAACCTATGGAGAAATCAGGGAAGAAAAGATAGCAGAAATGCTAACGAACAAAAAAGTAGAAGTAAAATCAGAAAGAGACATATGGCAGAACACAGGTAATATTTGCATTGAGTATGAGTGTTGGAGTAAACCTTCCGGTATCCGAGCTACAGAGTCTGACTACTGGTTTCATAACCTGTGTATCGGTGACGAAGAGTACTGTACTTTAGTCTTTAAAACAGACACACTTAGAAAGATAGTAGATAAACTGGATACGTTTAAAACTGTATCGGGTGGCGATGGTAATGCTAGTCGCATGTATCTAGTAAATTTACAAAAGCTTTTTTCTACGGACGTGATAAAAGCATTTAAGGAAATCAAAGATGACGAAGAATAAGAAAACTTTAAATACCCTAGTAGAAGACATCTACGGAGTCATTGAAGTTCTCAATGAGGATGAAGCCATCGATATCCCAGAAGATATGTATGAACAGTTTGGAAGGGATATGGAAGATGCTCTTAGACATTGGGCAACTCCTATCGATAGACCTAAGAATGGATTACGTATGTCTAACATCGGTAGACCTTTACGTAGACTATGGTATGACCTAAACACAGAGCAAAAAAGAGAACAAATAGATGCTCCTACTTTTATTAAGTTTTTGTATGGACATTTACTTGAGGTTTTACTTTTGTTTTTCGTTAGGTTAGCAGGGCACGTTGTTCAATCAGAACAAAAGGAAGTAACGGTCTCAGGTATCAAAGGACACATGGATAGCGTAATAGATGGCGAAGTCATTGATGTAAAAACAGCATCAGGTTATGCATTTAAAAAGTTTAAAGATGGTACGTTAGCTCAGAACGATTCTTTTGGTTACTTGTCTCAGTTAGCCGGCTATGAAAAAGCAGAGAAGACAAACAATGGGGGTTTCTTAGTGATGAACAAAGAGACAGGAGAGCTTACTGTTTTCATTCCGGATGATTTAGAAAAGCCAAATATAACTCACAGAATTAAAGAGGTTAAACAGGCTATGAACAGAAAGACACCTCCTGAATATTGCTATCCACCTATCCCTGATGGAGTGTCAGGTAATATGAAACTACCAAGAGACTGTACGTGGTGCCCCCATAAATTTGAATGCCATAAGGATGCGAATGATGGGCAGGGGCTCCGAACATTTAACTACGCTAAAGGAAGAGTTTATTTAACTCAGGTAGAAAAACTACCAAATGTACAAGAACTACTATGAACAGTAAAGAAGCAAAAAGATATAGAAAGAAAGCCAAATCTCTTACAGTAGATTGGATTAAGTCTCTCATCCCTGATGAAGAGGGAGCAAAAGTAAACATAGATAACTTTCAAGACTACATGCCTGAACAGAAGTATGTGTATGCTAATCGCAGGTTTATGCTTTCAGCTTTCTCCGAGAGATGGTTTTATAAAAACTTAAAGAGACTAAACAAGGATTTAGATTCTGTAACCCTAAAGGATTTTCAAAGTGAAGAGGGGTTATAGGAAACCACGTAAGGTTAGACCAGTAGAAAAGAATGTCCCTAAAGGCTATGACTCCGGGTGGGAATATCAATTACATAACTCAGTTCTTAAATCTTGGAATCATCATTCCGAAAAGATTAACTACATTGTCGAACATAAATACGAACCGGACTTTACACAGACGATTGATGGTGTAGAATACCTACTGGAAGCAAAAGGTAGATTCTGGGACTATCAAGAATACAATAAATATGTTTGGATACGTAAGTCTTTGAAGCCTAATCAAGAGCTAATCTTTTTGTTTTCTAGTCCTAGTTCTCCTATGCCACAAGCAAAGAGAAGAAAGGATGGTACAAAAAGAAGCCACGCTGAATGGGCAGAAGCAAACGATTTTAAATGGTATAGTGAGCACACGCTCCCTAAAGAATGGATAAAATAATATGGACTATAAATTTGACGAGAATATTAATCTACATTTATTAAAACAATATGTAGAAAATACGTACAAAGAGCATTATGCTCATTCAAAATATCAGGCAACAGATATGATTATTGATGCCGGACATGGTGAAGGTTTTTGTATTGGAAACATAATGAAATATGCAATGCGATATGGTAAAAAGAATGGTAAGTCAGAAAAAGATTTACTTAAAATTATGCACTACGCATTGATAGCTTTATACTTAAACAACGAGGAACAAAATGATTGATGACAAAGTAGGAGTTAAACCTTATCTAGGTATTAACATTAATTATAACAAAGAAAAAAAACTAGACCGCTTCAGTCTAGATACACTTAAAGATAGATACCTCTACCAAGAGGAAGGAGAAACATATGCACAAGAAGCATTCGCAAGGGCTGCAGTATTTGCTGCGACATTTAAAGGGACTACGGATTTTGAATTGGCTCAGAGACTTTACAACTACTCTTCCGACCTATGGTTCATGTTTAGCACTCCTATTCTTAGCAATGGGGGAACCAATAGGGGTTTACCTATTAGCTGCTTTCTCAATTACGTACCTGATAGTCGGGATGGTTTATCTGCTCACTATGATGAAAACATTTGGCTCGCAAGTACAGGTGGAGGCATTGGTGGATATTGGGGAAGTGTTAGAAGTAATGGCATCGCTACTGCTAACAATAGTCGTTCTACTGGTTCAATACCATTCATGAAAGTTGTTGACTCTCAGATGTTAGCCTTCAATCAAGGCATCACACGTAGAGGGTCATACGCAGCATACATGGATATTGACCATCCGGAGATAGAAGAGTTTATAAACATTCGTAAAGAATCCGGTGGAGATATAAATCGTAAGTGTCTTAATCTACACAATGGAATCAATCTAACGAATGAGTTCTTACAAGCAGTAAAGAATGATGAGGACTGGAGATTGATTGACCCTAAGACTAAGGAAGCTGTAAAGATAGTGAGTGCTAGAGAGTTATGGTGGCAGATACTTAATGCTAGAGCGGAGACTGGTGAGCCTTACATGGTTAATATAGATAACTGTAATGATGCTTTACCTAAATCACAGAAAGATTTAGGACTAGAGATTAAACAAAGCAACCTGTGTTCTGAAATAACACTACCTACTAACGAAGAAAGAACTGCAGTTTGTTGTCTTTCTTCAGTAAATCTAGAACACTTTGATGAATGGTCTAAAAATGAACAGTTTATTGATGACCTAGTAACTATGCTTGATAATGTTTTACAGCATTTTATTGACAACGCTATTGACACATCAGAGATTGGGGAGTATAATGCTAACTACAAACGCTTTTCTAATCATGTCAAACCCGATAAAAAATCATTTACAAAAGCTGCATACTCAGCTTACAGAGAGAGGTCTATCGGATTGGGTGCAATGGGGTTCCATGCTTACCTCCAACGTAAGGGCATTCCTTTCGAGGGTATATTCGCAACTGGCTTTAACTACAAAGCTTTCCAACACATCAAAGGAAAGGCTGTGGATGCTACTAAAAGACTTGCCGAAGAACGTGGTGAAGCTCCTGATGTACATGGTAGCGGTCATCGTAACGCTCATCTTTTGGCTGTTGCTCCTAATGCCAGTAGCAGTATTATATGTGGCGGTACTTCCCCTAGCATTGAACCATATCGTGCTAACGTATATACGCACAAAACTTTATCCGGTTCTTACCAAGTTAAGAATAGAAATCTAGAGAGTCTTCTTAAGAAAAAAGGATTAAAAGCTAAAGAGCTTGAGCAGGTCTGGAAAGACATTGCAGCTAATGAAGGCTCTGTACAGCATCTAGATATCCTTGATGATAAAGAAAAGGAATTGTTTAAAACCGCAAATGAGATTAACCAAATCTGGATAGTTGAACATGCGTACAAAAGACAGGAGTTCGTTTGTCAAAGTCAAAGCGTAAATCTGTTTTTTGTTTTTCCGAAGGCAACTGAGCCTCAAGAAATACATGACGAATACTTACAGTATGTCAATGATGTTCATTGGTACGCTATGCATACGTTGAAGTCTTTGTATTACTTTAGGTCGGATGCTGCTAGAACCGCAGAGAATGTAAATATAAAAATACCTCGTATAAGATTAGAGGAAGTGGATTGTATTGCTTGTGAAGGATAGAGACTATGACTAAAACAATTTTAAAAAAAGCTATTGATAACATGTGTAAAGAATGCACATATGATAATTTAGATAGAGGAACTTGGAGACAACAAGTAGCTGCGTGCACTATTCATTCTTGTCCCTTACATGCAGTAAGACCAGTTAATGAAAAATATGATGGTCGGAATCAAACATTTTTAACGACTGACCTTTTAAAGCACTGGAATATTCAAGTCGAAGATTTAGATGATAGAGCAAAAAGCATTGTAAAAGATGCTCCTAAAGGCTGAAATCTGTACTGCACGACCCATATTTTGAAGAAAACTATGACAAAAGGTACTGACAGTAGGGCTAAAAATTCATCTCAAAATATGTCTACTTTTACACAATTTTGTAGACGTATGTGGTTAGACCATTGTGATGAAAATCAAACACCGCTCTCTATAACCTACACAGAAGAAGAATATAAAAAGAAATTTAACCAATGGCTACTGAAAAAGTATGCTGAAGAAATGGAGAATAAATGAGTATATTAGGAACAAGAGAACATTATAAACCCTTCGAATATCCTTGG